TACACACACCAAGCCCGCCAAAATCGCCGTGGCGGCTTTGGTTCGGGTCGGATAATTACCTTTTTTAACCAGTGCGACATCTAATCTCATACCGATAATGATATAACCATGACGCGCAAAAAGCAAATTGATTATGACTTTTATCCCAATGAAATACCAAACACCGTGTTTATCCGTATCAAAATCAAAAATCAGTTCTGTACCGTTGATATTTATTGTTTCGGCGGTATAATTGACATCTGCGTCTATCTGACTTATAATTCTATTAGAACCGCTGTCTATTGGGGGAGTCTGCCCAGTAGCGTGAGTGTTTGGCCTAGCGTGACCCTCGCCAACATCAGCGGTTTCCGTTTTTGCATAAGCAGTTACTAACCATGTTGTTTGCGTTCCGTCCCAATCCAATCTGATTACAGTTTCATTAGTACTATCAGTAATATAAACTCTATCGTTTTCTTCTGGCTTACTGTACACAGTGCCATTTTCAATCAATTCTGGTAATCCACGCACAAAAGCTATCCCGTCTATATCTTGGGTGTTACGGCGTTCAATAATATGCTGTAGACCATACGCACTATTACCCCATACAAAATCAATATTACCAATATAATCGATTGATTTTACGACACATTTCACGATTTTACAATACCATAAAAACCGCAGAAAACCGCGACTTTTTACAAAAATATCCAGGACAGAGAAGGGCATAAAACACAGTAAAAACAAGCCCTTTTCCCGATTTCCCATGATTTTAATGTAAAATTTGGGAATATATGTACAAATTGGGGATAATTAAGGGATATAAAGGACCGGTCCAGCCCAATAAGAATACAGAAAATAGAAAACTGGGCCACCAATTTATTAAACACGGGCCAATATTCCCACCACAGGGAATCCGCGCAACAGGCGACAGAACAACAAATTGTTACAAATATCAATATATTATATTGAACAGTATAAATAGATATAAATTAATTACAGATTCATTGTATATAAATATTTTTTAATAATCCAAAATTTATAATCCAGATTTGTATTCGTGAATTTATAATCCAGATTTGTATTCGTGAAAAATATTATTATCGACATTGATGTCACATATACCGGAAACCAACACCAACTTAGCCACTAAATCAACCAAAACAACCGCGAACCCCACACTACCGCATTCTCCCCGACACTAAACTATACATAATATTCATTATGCGCCAGTATAATATATACTTCCCTTAACCAAGGAGGTTCTTATGGCATTCCGTCGTCGTTCATTTCGTCGTCGCCGTACGAGTTACGGCCGCAAACCAGTAGGACGCTTTCGTCGTTCTTTCCGCAAATTATCCCAACGCTTTAAACGCGTTTCCCGCAAAACTCCATTCCGTTCCCGTGGAGGAATTTTAAGATGAATAAAATATTCCGTGAAGCATTGATTGTACTTAAAAACGCAACAATCATCATCCCTTTAATCGAAGGTGTAATTCGTGCCGTTCAGGCATTAACCAGCAAGGATAAATCATGAAACGCCATGCCCACAATTTAAGTCACACCCTTACCATGACAGCAGTCATGGGTTTAAATTACCCAACCGCCCTATTGGAAGGTTTTCCCGGTGATTCATTCAGATACACCATTCAGAATCTATCCCGATTCTTGGCACAAGTCGCCCCAACCATGCACAATGTAAACATTGGTATCGATACATACGAAGTACCACTGCGTCAACTATGTGACAAACTTGGTATCGATTGGGACGCATTCTTGACCGGCGGTGAAGACGGTATGGAAAACCCAACCTTACCCACGATTACAATTCCTGATTCCGGTTGGGAAACCGGATCACTGGCCGACTTCCTTGGCTATCCAACCAATTACATCGATCCCGATACAGGCAATAAAATCATAACAGGTGCAGGATTAACTTTATCCGCTATGCCAATTATCTGTTACATGTGGATTATCGATAACAATTACCGAGACCAGAATTTCATAAAGAAACTGGATTTAACCAAATACGAGGAATTCATCAATGGCACATATGTATTCGAAGACGCCTCGGGCGACCCGCTTGGCTATGACTTACTTACAAATGGAATTTTCCCTAAAGCCTGGTCGAGAGACTATTTTGGACGCGCTTTACCGAATACCCAGCGTGGACCGCAAGCGCAATTACCAATTAGCGGAACAACTGAGCTTGTCCCTTCCCTTGCCCCCGTTAGAACCGAAACCTTCGTAACAGCCGGAACAACTTCTTGGCTACAACAATCCGGCTTTGTTAATCTTCAGTTCCCAACTGTTACCGGCATGATTGAATCAACCGAACTTATTGGATCAGGTCCTTTTAGCTTAAGGATACATATTATCCCAGGTTCAAAGATACCTTTGGGTGTTCAAACATTAATTGGAACTATTACATCTCAGCAAGGCACTTTATACCGTGTATATTATACCCCAAGTTCTGCTGTAGCAGGTCAATTATATTTATGGCGTGTATCAGGATCTGAAGGATTACAAGAGTGGAATCAAGCTATTACTGCCGCCCCCGGCTTTACGCAATCATCCCAGACGGTTGCAGACTTATCCGGTATCGAAGGTATCAACAGCACAGCCGCAAGTATTATCGCATTCCGTTTAGCCGCCCGTATGCAACGCTTTGGCGAAGTATTACAACAAGCAGGAGCTCGAGCAGTCGAATTTACCCTTGCTATGTTCGGAGTACGCATTCCAGACGCCCGTGTACAGCGCCCAATATTCCATGGTTCGTTCAGATTACCGGTCGTATTCTCTGAAGTACTCCAGACATCGAGCACCGATTCTACATCTCCACAAGGCAACCTTGCCGGCCATGGAATCACTGGAGGAACAAACCAGTCGATTCATATCAAATGCTTGGAACACTGTTACATCATGTCTATTATGCACATCATGCCACAGTCTCAGTATCAGAATACTGTTATGCCTTTAATGGATCGTATATCCCGGTTCGATATGCCAAACCCAATATTTATGCATGTTGGAGAACAGCCAATCAAACGCAAGTATATCTATCCAAACAGTACAGCCCCGGAAGAAGCATTCGGATTTACCACCCGTTACGCAGAATTATCACATGTCCCGTCAAGACTACATGGACACATGAAAGACACATTCCTGCATTGGACAATGGCCAGATTATACAACAAAGGCGAACCAGTACTATCAGCAGCCTGGCGTTATGAAAAGCCAACCAATCGATCATTCTCAGTCCGTGACGAAGACCAAATGCAAATATGCCTCGGCTTTACAATCAAAGCTCGCCGTGTATTCGCAAAGAACCCAAGTCCAGGTATTCACATCGTATAGGAGTTTATAATGGATGAAGTCCCAGCAAGTGTATCAAATTCATCAGGTTTAATGGATTTTTTAGGTCCTACAATAGGTGGAGTTGCCAATTTAGGCAGCTCCGCTTTCGGTGCACTATCCCAACACAACGCAAACAAAGCCACTGCAGCAATGGCTCGTGAACAAATGGCATTTCAGGAACGCATGAGCAACACAGCAGTACAAAGACACGCAAAAGATTTGGAGGCAGCAGGCTTCAACAGACTTCTGGCCGCAGGCGGCACAGGAGCAAGTACTCCTTCCGGTGCCTCCGCCCAAATGCAAGCAACATATAAAGGTGGTCAAATAATGGACCCAATGATGTTAATGGGAATACAACAAGCCCGTGCAGATATATCAAAGACCAAATCAGATACAGCCGTATCCAATGCAACTGAAAGTAACCTTGAAGAACAGAATAAGAATCTTCGTGTTCAAAATGTATTAATGCAAACACAGGTTGAAAAATACCTTGTCGATATGGGTTACACAAGAGAACAGATTGATAAGTTATATAAAGAAAATCTTATTACAGGTATGAAAATACGAGGTTATGAGGCAATAGGAGGTTTTGTTCCAGAGAGTTTCGCAGGTCGCGTTGCTCACGATGTTACCGCTCCTCTAGTACTCGCCGGACGAGGTGTAGTAAACGATTTAGGAAACGCAATGTCCCGTACAAAACCATTCCAACTACAATAGCATAAAGAATTAATCCAATTAGTTCCATACCCAAAAAATACCAAAAGGAGTCAAAAATGTCAAATGAAAACTTAACCAGCAAATTCATATACCCCTACGGAGCGAAAATAAGCGGCTCTAACGCGTTTAACCCCGATATGGATACCACTGACCAGCGTTCACCCGTTAACGACATTCAGGAGCTTTATAATCAATTTATCATCGACCACGAAATCATGGATGAATTGGACAGCGAATCAATCGATGACTTCGACGAAGACTTTTACGAATATGACGACCGGTCAGAATTCGGGGTCGATGTCGCCGCCGCATTAACCATACCAGCTGACAAACTACCAAAAAGACAAAAAAAAGAAAAAAAAGACAAATAAGCGCAGCGCGAATATAGACAAAAAAAATAAAGCAAATGTCGAATATGCTGCGGAAAGGCCCCCAAGGCCGGTAACGAGCCCAGGGGGGCCAATAGCAGCTAAATGAGGCTTTAGCGAAATAAAAACCACTATATACGCGCGCACGCGCATGCGGGTATCATTACTTGATATATACCCGCAAACTGACAGCTAAGTGAAACGATGCTATTCAAAAAGAACATTTTACCATTCTGTGAAGAACCGAAAAGAGTATTCTTTCGTTGTCAAAAATGTTCTGGATGTCAGATTACCAAAGCTGACAAAATGTTTAAAAAGCTCCACCCGGAGTACAAGTTCAAATCAACCCCGTGCACAGACCTCCAACAAACCGAATTCTTTCAGCAGTGCCGCAAGTGTCGCGCATGCAAATTATCGCAGGTAAGCGAAAAAATGATTGTATCAATCTTCGCCGCACAAAGTTATATCAAACAAGGTCAATTTATTACTCTGACCTATACGGACGAATTCTTACCCAATGGCTTATGCCACGATGACTTCTCAGGAT